CCTGCCACAGTTCTTGCTAACTCTGTGATCGTGTCTCCAGACGATCCTTATTTGACACCTAGCAATAACCAGCACATCACTATTAGCCCAATGGCTAACTTTAAGATTATTATGACTGTGCCTTTATTTGATAATGAAGGCAACCTTAACGGCATTGAAGATACTGTCTGTGGCGTGTTCGCCAAGTTAGCGGCATCATCTCTGGTCTATAATGTAAGCGCAATAAGCGCACCAAGTATTCTCAATGCTGCTTCGGGTGACCTACTCAGCTGTGAGATGTCCGTATCAATCCTTACGAGTTGGAGTTAATATGTCCGAGTGGGAACTAGAGAACGAAGCCTTCCTGAAGAAAATTGGGCAGGTAGCACCAACACCATCAAAGCCAGTAACTACTAAGAAAGACGAGGAATAATCTCATGGCTGTATTTCTAAATAACAATGTGGGCGTGAAGATCAATTCAGTCGATCTTTCAGACCATGTCACAGCAGTAACGATCAACCGTGTATTCGATGAGCTGGAAATTTCAGCAATGGGTGACACAGCTCATAAATTCGTAAAAGGTTTGGAATCATCTTCTGTAACTATTGATTTCCTAAACGACACAGCGTCAGCAAATGTATTGGCAACACTACAAGCCGCATGGGGAACAACAGTCACAGCTGTATTCCTACAGACAAAGGGAACAGCAGTATCTGCTACAAACCCTCTTTACACTGTCTCAATTCTTGTCAATAACACAACAGACATTAACGGTGCTGTTGGCGATATCGGCACACAGTCAATTACATTCACATGTAACTCGACAGTTGCTGTAGCAACTACAGGCACATTCTAAAAAACTAAACAAAGGGGCAAACCATGGCAAAACTAAAGATCGTTCGTACAGATGGAAGCGTGTTAGAAGGCGAAATCACCCCAGCGGTGGAATACGCATTTGAGCAATACGCTAAAAAGGGTTTTCATAAGGCGTTTCGTGATGATGAGATGCAGACCTCGGTCTATTGGTTAGCTTGGGAAATAACACGCAGGTCAGGTGAAACTGTTAAGCCTTTTGGGATTGACTTCATTGAGACACTTAAAAGTGTTGAGGTGCTTGACTCAGACCCTTTAGCTTAAAGCGCGATCTTCCATTCACCTATCTAATTGCTAGGCTAAGCATTAGGTTGGGAATCGCGCCACAGCAGTTACTAGATTTAGATAAGACCATGCTAGATGCTCTAGTCCAAGGTCTAAAGGATGAAGCAAAGGAGGCCAGCGATGCGAGTAAAAGTAGAAGGCGTTAAACAAACACGCAAGGCCATCCGACAGTTTGCTCCAGACCTTAACAAAGAATTAAATCAAGAACTTAGAATTGCTCTAGCTCCTATTGCTAAGAAGGCTAAAGGATTTGTGCCTTCTGATTCTCCTATGTCTGGTTGGGCTGGTCGATCATTTTCAGAGGCTAAGTTTCCTATGTTCAACGCTAGGACTATCCGCTCTGGCATTGGCTTTACTACTAAGCAGGGTAGAACTACTAGATCAGGCTTTACTTCTAACGCCACTATTTACAATAAATCTGTTGCAGGAGCAATCTATGAAACAGCAGGCCGAGCCAATAATGGAGAAGGCCAACCTTGGGTAGGCCCTAAAGCAGGCGGAGCTTCAAAGAAAGTTAGCCGTTCTGTCAATCCCAATGCAGGTACAAAGTTCATTGAGAATCTTGGCCCATTGACTAGCAGCCTTAAAGGTCGCGGCCGGTTGATTCTTAAAGCATGGGCACAAGATCAAGGCAAGGCTTATGGGGCAGCAATTAAAGCCATTGACAAAGCAGAGCGCAAGTTTTATGACAGATCTAAAACTACTACCTTTAGTAAGGCAGCCTAATGGCCATTGACATTAACATTGGTTCAAAGCTTGATGGCAAAGGATTTAAGCAAGCGGATACCGCTATTACTAAACTTAATAAGAATACAAAAAATCTTGCTAGAAACTTTGGTTTAGCTTTTGGTACAGCAGCAGTCCTTGCTTATGGTCGGGCTTCGGTTCGAGCATTTGTAGCAGATGACAAAGCAGCTACAGCATTAGGCACAACTCTTGAAAATCTAAATCTTGCCTATGGATCAAACATTGGTACAGTCAATGGATTTATTTCACGCCTAGAATTACAAACTGGTGTTCTGGATGATGAACTTCGTCCTGCTATGGATCGATTACTTCGTGCAACAGGTGATGTAACAAAGTCACAGGAATTACTAGGACTTGCATTAGACATTGCAGCAGGCACAGGCAAGTCAGTCACCCAAGTCTCACAAAGTCTCCAAAAGGCATACCTTGGACAAAATCAAGCACTTGGTCGCCTAGGCGTAGGACTTACAAAAGCAGAACTAACATCTTCATCCTTTGAGGAAATCCAGCAACGCCTATCAACATTGTTTGCAGGTCAAGCAACAGCAGCAGCGGATACATATGCAGGATCTTTGGCTAGACTCACTATTGCTGGCAATAATGCCAAAGAAACTATTGGTAAAGGTCTTGTGGATGCATTAGTGACTGCATCGAACTCAACATCTATAGATGATCTAATTGGTAAAATTGACAAAGCAGCGGAGTCAATTGCTAACTTTGTCAGAGAAACAGGCGAGTTTATCCGCATTACGAAGTCAATCTTTAAATTTGAGTTATTTGCCACAGACCCTACTGCCTTTAAGGGCATGGGTAATATCTCAACAAGCAAGTCGTCACAAGACACACAGCGAGCGGACGCCATTGCAAAAAAGAACGCAGCGGCGTTGGCAAAACTTACAGGCGTTCAAGCGGCTAATCAAGCAAAGATTTTAAAAGATAAGAAGCTACAGGCAGCCCTTGACAAGGCTAACCTTGCCCTAAATAAAGGTAGCGAAGTCTTTGATATGGATAAAATCCAGATCGCCGCAGCTCTAACTAATCAGGCTCAGCAATTGGGCAAAGCAACTAGCAGCGCACAAGTCTTACAAATTGCTAATGACACTGCTCGCTTGAATGTCAAGAAGTCAATTCTTGCCCTAGAAGATGCTATTGCCTCAAAAGATGAAGCATCTATTATCAAGGCAACAGAAAAGTTAAATGCAGACCTGAAAATCCTTGGTGCTTTATCTGGACAAAATGTAAAACTTCAAGACATCAAATCAATTCTTGACAGCCTAAAGCCAGCAGACCTAATCAATTTGGCAAATCTAGATGCTGCCATTGCCAAAATGATGCAGTTGCTAGCATTGCAAGGTACTAAGCCTTCTGCATCAACAGGAAGTACATCTGCTTCAACAGGTTCAACGGGTTCAACCGCTGGAGCAACAATCTTTCCTTTCCCTAATGGTGCTACAAGCATTGCTGAAACCAATGCCAACGTGGCGGCACTCGGCGGAGTAGTAACACAAATCTTGCCTAACCTCAAAGAATTCACTCCTAATACAGGCATGATTTCAGGCATTAGCCCTAATGGTCGTGAGTTTAACTTTACTGTCAATGTGAATACAGGCATTGGTGATCCTAACGCCATTGCAGAAGCTATTGAAAATGTATTAGTTGAAGCTAACTACCGAGGCACACTCAGAGGACTGATAGCAGTATGACATGGCTTCCAGAATGGCGAATTACAGTAGGTGATGATGTGTATACGACTGTCACCTCTGTGTCCTTTGCTTCTGGTCGTTTAGACATTGATCGACAGGCCACGGCAGGTTACTGCCAAGTAGAGATCATCAACACTACTGGGGCAGATTTCACCATCAATGTAACAGAGCCAATTACTCTAGAACTAAAAAATGGCAGTGGCACTTATGTCACTGTATTCGGTGGAGAAGTATCAGATTTCAACATTGGAGTCAGAAGCCCAGACGAGACTGGCTACATCACTACTGGCACAATCTTAGGCATTGGCTCACTGGCTAAACTTACAAAGGTTGTCTATAACACAGCCCTTGCAGAAGGTTTAGATGGCGCACAGATTGCAGCCATTCTCGGTTCAGCCCTTAACCTGACATGGGCTGAGGTAACACCTACAGTCACATGGGCAACCTATCCAGCAGATGTCACATGGGCAAACGCTGAGTCTTACATCGGAACTATTGACTCAGGCTTCTACACCATGATTGCACTTGCAGCTAGTGCCTCTGCCAAGTCTCAGACCCTTGCAGATCAGATTGCCACTAGCGCACTAGGTCAGCTCTATGAAGAAAAAGATGGAGATGTCTCCTATGACGATGCAGACCACAGATCTAACTACCTTGCAACAAATGGCTTTACTAACCTCGATGGCTCGTATGCAACACCTGCCTCTATCAAATCCACAACTCAGACTGCTCGCATCCGTAACAGCCTTATCTACCGCTATTCAACAGGATACGGAAGCACCTACAGTACCTCTGACAGCGACTCTATAGCCTCTTACGGCCTGTTCGAGCGTTCATTCGACTCTAACATCAAGAACCTTGCAGACATCACTGACATTGCCTCTAGAGAGTTAAACCTACGCAAGAACCCTAGAGGCTCACTGGGAGCCATTACCTTTAGACTTGATAATCCAGACATCCCTACTGCCATGCTTGACAGTCTTATCGGGGTGTTCTTTGGTCAGCCTGTCATTATCCAGAACCTACCAAGCAACTTATTCGGTGGCTCATTCGATGGCTTTGTGGAGAATGTAGCCCTACGCGCTACCCCTAGTTTTGTAGAGATCACTCTCTTTATTTCAGCTACAGACTTCTCACTCAGCACTACTCAGTGGGAAACAGTATTGCCAGCCTCACTCATCTGGACTGGCGTAAATGCTACACTTACATGGACAAATGCGACAGGAGCTTTAACCTAATGGCAACAACAACAACGAACTTCGGTTTTGACATTCCACAATCGAGCGACCTTGTAAAAAATGGCGCGACTGCTATTGCAGAACTTGGTCAAGACATAGACACCAAGTTCGCTGGTCTTACCATCAACGCACAGACTGGCACTACTTACACAGCAGTCAAGGCGGATGGTCTCAACGCCATTGTCACAATGGACAATGCTTCAGCCAATACTTTTCGTATTCCAACAGATGCTACTTATAATTTTCCTATTGGTACTACTTTGCTTGTTTATCAAAAAGGCGCAGGGATAACTACGATCAATGCTGTTACTTCTGGCACGACTACAGTTGTAAGCGCAGGAGCAACATCATCTGCTCCCGTATTAGCTCGCTATAAGTCAGCGGCTTGCATTAAATTAGCTGCCGACTCATGGATAGTTGTAGGTGCAATTGCATAATGCAAAACATAATCGCTGGAATTATTGCTCAGGGCACTGGAGTACCACCTGTAAATGCTCCATCTTCCGTTGATTATTTAGTTTTGGCTGGTGGTGGCGGCGGTGCTGGTGGCGCTGGCGGCGGCGGCGGTGCTGGTGGATTTCGCTCAACAGTAGGATCAACAGGCGGCGGTGGATCGTTAGAAAGCGCATTATCCGTAACGGCTGGTGTAAGTCTTACAGTTACTGTTGGCGGTGGCGGTGCAGGCGCTGGTGACGGTGGAAGCGGTGGAAACGGCACTAACTCCGTGTTTAGTTCAATTACAGCAATTGGCGGCGGTGGCGGTGCTCACTCTACGGGTTCTGGCGCAGGCGGTGATGGTGGTAGTTCAGGCGGTGGTGGATATGGCGGTGGACCTTCGGGAACGCGTACTGCTTCTCCTGTTCAAGGTTATAATGGCGGCTATGGTGGTTCAGGTGCGCCTACTTACGGTGGCGGCGGTGGTGGTGGAGCTGGTGGCGCTGGTGGTAGCGGTAACTCAGGCGCTGGTGGTACAAATCTTGCAATTTCAATTTCAGGATCGTCCGTAGCTCGGGGCGGCGGTGGCGGCGGCTCGCCAGCAGGTGCAGGTGGCGGCGGTGGTGCAGGCACAAGTGGCGGCACATTATCCGCAACAGCAAATAGTGGTAGCGGTGGTGCAGCTGCTCCGTCCAATGGTGGTGGTTCTGGTGCAGGTGGATCAGGAATTGTAATTATTCGATATTCAGATACATACTCGGCGGCTGCAGCAACAACAGGCTCACCTACAATAACGACTTCTGGCGGATACAGAATCTATCAATTCACAGGAAGTGGGAGCATAACTTTTTAATGGCACATGTAGCAGAATTAGATGATAACAATAAAGTCATTCGAGTAGTAGTTGTTTCCAATGATTATGAGCCTAATGTTGAAGAGTTTGCAATTGGACTATTCGGTGGCACTTGGAAACAAACTTCATACAATGGCAACATTCGCTATAACTATGCAGGTGTTGGTTACACCTACGATCCTATCGATGATGCTTTTATTGCTCCAATGCCATGCACACACGATGAGTTGATACTGAATAATTTGAAGCGATGGGAATGTTCTAATGTCGAGCATCAAACCACGCTTATCTAAAGCTGCATCTCAATTACGAGAGCAAATAGATGACTCGTTTCCAGATCGTGACCGCACATCGGATGGTTGGATCGGTGATACCCGACACGCTGCTCGCAAGTCTGATCATAATCCAGATGAGCAAGGTTGGGTTCGTGCCATCGACATCGATCGTGACTTATTCAAGGGATCAAAGCCAGACATTATGGGCGATCTTGCAGATCAGCTTCGTGCCTTATCAAAGTCAAAAGCAGACAATCGTATTGCTTACATCATCTTTGATGGGTTCATCTGCTCCAAGATCCTTAATTGGAAGTGGCGCAAATACACAGGGGCTAACAAACATGTTAAGCACTGCCATGTCAGCTTTAAGAAAGAAGCTGACAATGACGGGGCTTTTTTTCAAGTATCTATGTTAGGCGGAGAATAATGAAT